CTGATATAGGTAATGCCTTTAGACGGCCCACTGGCGCTCATTGACGGATGCCATGCATCTCGGATGGTTTCAGCGATGTTCGGAAGGGCGTGTAACGCGCCTACGGCTTCCATAATGACGCTGGCTTCTTTGAACCTAAGTTCGAGCGCCAAGGTGTGGCTGATGTTAGTTAGTTTGGCGATGAGTTCACCAGTTGATGTTTCCATTGTTTCCTTTGTTTAGCAGTTGCGTTTCCATCTGACAACAAGGGTGTGTCTTGACTGACAGATAAAGGCTTGTAGGTGTTTCTGCCCTTTCAGACAGCCCCAACCCCAAGGCCCAACGCGCCACACCTTACGCCCTGAACGCTCGATGTGCGACTTAAAGGCAATGGCATCAGCCACCTTGACTTGTTGTTTGGGCGTTAGTCCTTTGGCTGAGTTGTAGTTTGACCATGTGCGAAAAGTCTGCCGGTGAATACCAAGGCCACCCGTGTACGACTTTGTGCTGTGTGACCAGTTGCCACCAGTTTCACAGCGCGCTAACTGATCATAATAAGCGTCAGGCAGGACGCCTTGATATTTGGCGTGTGAGTTAGCAGCTGCATTTGCATTGGCTGGTACGGATAAGACAGTGATGAGGGCTAGTGCCATGATGCGTTTCAGTTCACTTCTACTTCGGTAGGCGGCGACCAATCTAAGAACGGCCACGCACGTTGCGAGACGGTGGTTCTTAGGTGTTCCCCTGTTTCCAAGTCCGTAAAGACTTGAACGAGTATTAACTTGTCTTTAGAGACTAACTGGCGGTAGCCGAAGGTTGGGAGCATCAGTTGCGCCAGTAGCGGTTAAGTAGTTTGAAGTAGGCCCATGAGAAGCACCACCCAAACAGGACGGCTATAAACATTTGTTCATGTGTGTAGGTCATTAGATGCCCTTCCAAATGCGGATTGGGCGTCGGTGGCACTCTGGTCGCAAGGACTTGGAATAGCGCTCTGTGGGGGCGCACAGGCCCATTTGGGAGGCTTTACGCATTACAGCACCCATTGCCCGTGGTTCGTGGGTAGTCATTTCGGGGTGTAGGTGGTTCATCCATTCCCAAACATCATCAGTCGTAAAGTCGTGACGCTCGATAGAAAGCATCCCAACAATGTTCAGGGCTTCTACAGCCCAATGAATGTCTGCATTGACGCCGACGCGCTCAATGGCTTCCTCAAGTAAAGCGATGGCTAGTGGCTCATCAAATAGGGACGGTTGGTCTGTCATGGTGTTTCCTTTGGTTAAAGCCATTTGAGTGGCTAAGTAGGACTATACACAAAAGGAGATAGCGATGGTGGATACCCCAATGGAAACAAAGGTACCCACCACCTAGCCCTGACCACGCTCAAACGAGTCAGGAGTCCTTGGTTGGCTTTGGCAATGCTCGCCATGCTGCCTCAAATGCTTCCGGGCTTTCCCAGTCGTTTGAGATTTCTGCGTGTAGCCAAACACCACCGAATGAGCCGGCATTGTCATCCTTAGTAAAGAGTTTAATGCCTTTAGCCTGAGGGCCACGCGAGCAGCGCCATCCTCTGCCGTAGGCGGTTTTGTCTGTGTCGGGCTGTGCAGGGTTGCGGTACGAATAGTCATGCAGTTCACATAACAGCAATTCCTCGGAATGCTCGATCAGCCAATCCCATGCTTCTTTAGCAGCTGCGCGTCCTGCGCGTGTTGCTGGGTACCCCATATCAACAGCGAAACCACAGGCATGGGTGCTGAGAGCGCCCTTGGCTTGAGGGTTGCGAACGGGACGATTGGCATACATTCCTAGGTTTGTAAAAGCCCAGCGTCGTTGGCAAAGGTCAAAGAATTTCTTTGTGATTGGTGACGTGGCTTTGCCGTCCCAACTAGGAAAAAATGGGTACTTGCGAGGTGTCATGGCTTTGGTGGTTCTTTGTCTTTAAGTCCGTTAGCGGCGAGCATTCCAAGAAGGCCACCGGATAGGGACATGAGCAGTGGGGACAGTACTGAGTATGCCTCTTGGTCTGCTTCGGCCATTCTCGCAGGCTGGGTCACAAATTGGAGTCCGAATAGCATGAAGCCGATTGACATAACAAAGACAACGGTTAGCCCGATGCCTACGGTCAGCACTAGTCGTGCCTTGATTTCTTCGTTGGTGAGTCGTGGTCTGAGTTTCATTAGCAGTCGAATCCTAGGATTTCTTTAAGGGTGGTGGTGGTCATTGCGGACTCGACAGCGCCTAGGGCTTTGTTTTTGGTGCGTGGTTGTTGTTCACATTGACACTCGGTTTTGTTGGTGTTTGCTGGGTCTTGGCATGGGTAGCGGAACCTGTCTGCACAGCCTGTGAGGGCTATGAGGGTGGCGCTAATCAGCAGTAGGCGTTTCATCTGTTGCTTCGGGTCGTGTTAGTGGTGCTGGTGGGTCTTGGTCATGTTCCCAAACAGTGAGCACATCACCCAACAAAGCCCATCCTGACTCATAGCCTGCGTTTAAAAGTAGTTCAACCATTGGATCAGAAATCATGCTGAAACTTCCATTAAAATAATGTTGCTGGGACTGTTGTTTGCGTTGTGTTCCACTTGCGCTGCTGCCACGACATTTGCAAACTGAGCATCGTAAGTAATTGCCGAAGTTGTATTTGGACTATCCAAAATAAAAAAGGATGTTGTGCCAATTTGTACAAGAGTTGTAGCAGTAAATAACACGTAAAATTGAGTCTGTAAAACAGTGCCGTCCCGCCTAATTCTTATGTCTAAACCGTTTAAAGCATTGCCTGCTGATTTGGCTATTGAATGATTAGTCATGATTAGAATTTTGCTAGACGTGGACTGAGGTGTAATTGAAAGCGTTAGTCCTGTTGCTGCAAAAGTTAAAGTCGAATTAGTAGCAACCGATGAAGTCGAAAAAGATTTAACCTGCAAGATGCGGAACGCGCCTCTAAGGTCGTTGACATATGCAGCCGTCAGCACATTGCCTGTGGTTTGCGCTGCTGGCAGGTTTGTTGGTGTAGCCATAGTTAATATCCTAATCTGTTGTTGTCGAGTTGTCCGAGAACCGAATTGCCTAGCAAAAGGTAAGCGTTGAGGTCGGCACCAGAGACGTAGTAAGTGAACGAAGCGCCTGCTGGCGTAGCAGACATAGTGACGCCCTCAATTAGGCAAGCAAAAGTTGTGCCACGGAAAGTCACGTTGACCTGTGTGCCGACAAAACTGTTAAAGTTCGGGCCGTTGTTCATGCCGTCTAGTTGGAACACAGATTGTGCTTCCGCGCTACAAGTGAAACTGCTGATAGCGAAACTTGCGTCTTGATAGTTGCCCAAGAGATAGTTGGCAAAGTCTGTGGCGTTGCCGGTACTAGCGCTAAGCGTGTTGACTTGATAAGTCCTGAACGGTGCCGTAGCACCTGCCTTGGTCACGGTCACAGCTGCATAATCTTGAGGGTCAACCGTGATTTGTGTGTAGTAGTTGTCGCTCAAGCTGTCAAAGGTGATGCCGTTATAGACCTGATTGTTGATGTTGTTAGCAACATCGCTAAACCCTGTTGTGGCAATGTTCTGGGCGAAGGGACTGACAATTGAAACCGTGTCTGTGGCTACCGTGTCATGCAATCGACTGTTCGTACTGAGTGCGGCCTGAGCCACCCAGTCAGCCCAAGTGCCACTAACGGTTGTTGCAGCAAGAGAGGTGTTCGGGCCGACCTTTTCAACTGTGACGCCCGTTTCGCTGGATGCCTCAATGCATTGGTCAGCAAGGTTGGTGCTGGTGATTGCATAGCCGTCGCCCTGCATACGACCCAACACGGCAAAACTGCCTTCGACGTTAATGATGAGATAGTCGGCATTGCCAACACCACCAACATACGGGATGCCATAAACAGCGCTTACATTGCTGATACGGCCAAGAATCATGTCAGCATTTGGGTATGGGTAAATGCTGTTGGTGTTTCTAATTCGGATAATGGTGCCAGTGACCAGCGCTGCAATAGGCGAGGCAAACCCTGTGGGATACCTAATTTCAATTGTGGCAATGGTGGCTTGAATGGCCTGCAGCTGCGCTTGGCGTCCTGCGTTGATCGTAATGTTTTGAACATTGGTCAGGTCTGTGAATGTGGTGCCATCTGTCGAGTACGAGACGGTATAGGACTGTAAACCCATAACTAGAAGATGTTGCTAGTTCGGATAGGGATTGAGCCGTTCTGTCGCATATAGGTGCGTAGGGCTTGCACCACAGCATTTGGGTCGCCGCCGTTGACGTTGATGTTGACAGTGTTGCCACCCATCCCACCGCCAGCGTTCGGGCCAGTGAGAGGAATTACCGCCTCAGGCCCTTTTTCCCCGATGAGCGCAAGTTGAGGACTGGTCACGATGCCTCCGTTTGCCAACATCGGGATATTTGGCACGTCGAAGCCTTTGCCGCCAAGACCAGGCACCCAAGACGGAACCTTAAAAGACAACTTGCCAATCGTGTTGTTCCACACTGTTGCAATGCCGTTAAAGACAGCCTTAAAGACGTTGTAAAGAATCTCGGCTTCTGTCTTTATTATTTCAAAATAGACAAGAAAACCAGTCTTGATGAACTTGCCAACAGAGTCCACAATGTTGCGGAAACCCTCAAACTTCTTGTAGGCAATAATCAGCCCGGCAATAAGCAAGCCAATAGCAATAACAATTAAAGTAATGGGGTTGAGAGCCATGACAGCGTTGAAAGCTGCTTGAGCGCCTGTAGCAATAATTGTGTAGGCCTCATATACCTTCATGGCTGCGCCAGCAATCACAACGGCACCTGCAATAGCAGCGATAGCACCAGCGATAGCCACAAACAAACCAGTGTTGTCTTGCGCCCAACTACCCATAGCAGTTAAGAATGGCAACAACTTTTCAATGGCTGGCAGTAGTGCCGCGCCGATTGACTCTTTGGTTTCAGCCAGTGCAACACCAAGACGTTTGAATTGACCTTGGGCGGTGTCGGCGGCAGTTTGTGCGGCACCACCAAAAGTGTCTGTCAATACTGACATTGCACCTTCAGCGTCTAGCCCGTTCTTCATCATGTCTTTAAGTTCAGGTGACAACTTGCCTAATGCAGTAGTTGAGCCTCCTGCAGCTTTGGCCAAAGCCTCAGTGACACTTGCTAACGGCTTACCAGTTGCCGCGCTGATATCCATTGCAAGGGCTGCTAATTCTTGAGCCTTTGCGACGTCATGTGTTTGGGTGACTAATCGAGCCAAACTTGGCCTCAAATCGTCATCGGTCACGCCGAGCAGCTTGCCTTGAGTGCTAATCCAATCTTCATTGGCTTTTATCTGTGCCTCGGTAGCGCCAGTATTTTTTTTGATTGTCGCTGCCAATAATTGCTGTGCAGCGTCATCCTCAATCGCACCCTTTGTGGCATCACCTAAAGCAACAGCCAAACCTGCTAATGCAAGACCTGCTGGTACTGCTGCCTTCTTAATAGCAAACTGAGCCTTTTTTCCTGCGCCTTCCAGCTGCTTAAACTCAGCAACGGCGCGTTGAATACCAGCGCCATCAAACTCGCTAATGATTGGAATAGTAATAGCCATCAGATTCTCCCGTTATTGCCGGTCATCTTCATGACTCGATTCACTAAGTCGCGCACTTCTTTTTCCACTAGATCATTTTGCGCTTCATACGCTCGCCAAATAACACGAGACGGGGGGCCATATTTAGCCTGCAAAGACTGGGAAAGATTGCCTTTACGCGCCATGTCAAACAGGGTAGCCTGCGGCCCACCCCACCTGATGCCAAACGTTGCTAGGTTCTGACGGAAACCGCCCGGTGCATCTCGAACCTTCTTGCCACTGGTAAACGCCTTCAAGTTCTTGTTAACTCTCTTGGCGTCCCACTTCATAAGTTCAGCGCCACTCTTGCCAGTCCATGAACGCTCCATACCTGACAGGGGTGCATCGTCAGGGATGTTGCGTCGAGCCTCAACTAGCACAGGGTCAACAATCTGTTTGAAGTCCGTGGTGATTTGCCGGCGGAGTTTCTTGTCAATCTTGTTGAGTTCAGCCAAGGCTTGTTTAAGGCCGACAACTTCAATAGGCCCGAGTTCACTGGTCATTTGCGCCTTGATTTATTTATCACGTCAATGACTGTGTTCATGTCTTGAATCTCGAATGGTATTTGTGGAGGCCACCAACCCGTTTCAACCAGCAGTTCTGCTAGTGATCGTGAGTAGGTGCCTCCTCGATGGGGTTTGTTGGTTCGTCCGTTATGACTTCAATGGCAACCAGTGTCTTGACGTAATCATCAAAGATTGCTTTTGTCGGTATCCCGTGAACCTTGCAGGATTCAAAAGCCATGAACGCCAAGTCCTCAAGACCTACGCCAGTGGCAAGGTTGGAGGCTTTTTGTTTGAACTTTCGTTCCCAAGCAATAATGACGTAAAGGTTGGTTTTAACTTCGTA